CTTGAAGCTCTAAAGCGGATTCTTAAAGATCAGCGAGCTCAAGCCGCTAAAATGCTTAAAGAAATCATTATCACGGACTGCTTCTAGTCTGATTCTACTATGTCTACTATTTTTCCTCCTTTTGACTTTTCGCTTGATTTTGATGACGATCAGAACCTTAAAGACCTTAAACACTTTCTTGAATTCTATAATGACAAGTTTATTAAGGATAACCAAGGTGAAAGCTATTACTACGGATGCATGAAGAATTTATGCATTCAAATATTAGATCGTTTCATCTCTGGTGCGCCTGAATTAACACTTGAATCTCAAGGTTTCCTTACTGATGTTTATGTGACTTGTTGTGAACGAATCCATCATTTCAGAGTTTCAGCTTTGTCTAAGCGTGCAAAGAAGCGTATCGATTGGCTGATGCGTCATCCAAAGGATGTCCATTCAAAGCCAAATTTTGTCACTAAGTTGCGTGAGAGAGTAGGCAGAGTAGCGTACTGGTTGGAAGATACAAATTATGATGATTCTGATACAACCTGTTTAACAGATTGGATCTGATTGATTAGATTTAAGCAATTGTTTCTTGCATTTCGCTTCCTCCTAAATCATCTATTTGTTGTTTAAAGCTACCATTGTAATGTTCGTTGAATGTGTCTTTTAATTCCAACATGGAATGTTGAAGATCTTTATCTTCAAAGGCATATAATAAACGCAATGTAGCTAATGTTTCAATTCCACGTCCACGAACAATGCGTAAGTGAACGAAACCATCCATGACTTTTTGAAATGGTACAATTAAATCTGTATTCATTTTATTAGGCTCTAAGTTTCTGAATAAGTTACAAAAAGCAACGTAGTCAGGATGGTTGCGTAAATTTTCTAGTTTTTGTAAGTGACCTAGCATATCAATGCCTCGTTTATTACATTTTTCTAGTTCTTCCATTTCTTCTTTTGTTAAACCTACATTATTAGCTAACTCTTCGAGTTTTGCAAATTTTTCACGGTAAATTAAGGAAGATAATGCACGCATGATAGGGAATTTTGGTAACATGTGAGAATTTTCTTCTCCTACTTCTAAATCTTGTTTGAAATAGTAGTAGCCTAAGAATAAAAGCGTGCGTTATCGCCGCTGGAAATTTCTTGCTTTTCAGGGTTACATTCCATACCAAGATCATTCATGTAATGAGAGTATGCTTTTGTGTTAAACAACTCATTAGTTGCAATTACACAATCATCTCCAAAAGATAAAACTTCACCCTCTAAATCCATTGAAAGCATTGTGTATTTATTCGCTAACGCGTTACATAATGTTCCAAGAATTGAGGTCCAACCATCTCCACTATTTAAACCATTTATATTGTCACTTGATAATATACCAAGTGGTGTGATTAAGTGTGAGTGTTGGTAGTAAGCCAAGGTGTTTTCAAAATACTCTTGGTATTCAACTGGTGCAAGTGATTTTAGTATATCAAATACTTCAATCATTATCTTTTGGCAAGAAGCATCAAAAGCTGAGAAGTCAGAAGATATAAATGTTTTGTAACCATCTAATAGTTTATAAGCTGTTTGATGTATATTTTCTCCACCATTAAAACCACAAAATTGTTTGTGTGTTTTGAAGATTTTAACGTAAC